ATCCACCAGTGTTTCTATAATCTTTTTCCATACCACCAAGGTCCATGATTCCACCTTCTTGCATTCCGACTCTTCCGCCTGTAGCCAAGTCTGTAATATTAGCAGATTCATAATCTACTAAGAAAGGATACTTAGTACGTAAAGCATTGACCGCATCTTCTCCTGATTTGTATGCATTAATAACTTCTTCTCTAATTGACTTAATATCCATTCCTGTTTCGTCTGAAATTCTCATAGAGATTTCATCAACCTCATCTTCTTGTCCACCCATTAAAAAAGGTAGTGATGAAGCTGCTACTGTTCCTAATCCCCATTTACCAGCTCCGGTTAAAGCTCCTGTTGCTTGATCCACAAATCTTTTTCCTAAAAATCTTCCAAGACTACTTGGGGCATAGCCCACATCACTGCCCTCAGATATAAATTGTTTAAAAGGACTCCATGATCCTTTTCCAAAAGTAGCTCCTAAATTGCTCATTACATTATCTGGTTTTAAAAAAGACCAACCGGTTCCAGCTCTGCCGGCTCCAGCTCCCAAAGCTCCTAAACCTGCTGTCGCTCCATATAATAACGCAGCTTTTCCAATAGGACTTTTAGCTATTTTCTTAATTGGTTTTGTAAATTTTTTAAATGCTCTTTTAAATTTACTTCCCAAACCATAAGCTCTTCTTCCATCTTCACCCATGATTCCGCCATAAGCTGCAGGGTGTCTCAGTCCGGATATACCGCCTCTGGCTTGTAGTTCTCTAGCTAATTGTGCTCGCATTATGCTCATAATTTGTATCTGTTAGATTGTAAAAAAGGCAGGAGTTTCACCTGTAATCCTATTCTTACTTTGTTTTTCCATAAAGATCAAGTCTTGGTGCTTTAATAAGTACGTCGGTTTGGATGTCATCTTCAGCCACTCCAAGGTCCTTCCACTCTTGATCTTCCTTATAAACTGCTCCTGTTTTCTTGTTTTTAATAGTAATCTCAGTCTCCGCTGCCAAGTACGTAGGTACTTCTTCCGTCATGCTGTTACCTCCTTCTTAATATTTAAATAGCTAATAGCAACATCAAAAGAATCTGTACTGCTTGATGCCACTGTTAGGGTATCGCCACCCTCTACCACTAAAGGTTGGGTTAACAATTCGGTCGTTACGTTAGCTACCAAAGCAGCTGACTTAATAGTTGTAATAGAGTTGTTTATCACAGTTACAGTTGGAGTTCCAGCTGAAGTTACTTTAATTGATTTAACTAAGTAGGTTTCACTAACTAAAGGAAGACCGGATCCAAACATAGTTTGTGCATCTGTGGATGTAATACCATCAACTCCGTAAAATTTATATAGGTTAATAACAGCCATTATTCCATGAAGAAGTTTTTAGCTTCTATCTCTTGTTTTAATTCTTCTTGAAAAGTTGTGTTAAGTTTTTGAATTACACTATCTAAATCTCTAACTAAAGAGTTAGCTACTTCTGGTGCATAATCGTCACCTTGTCTTGTTAATACTTGTACTATCTTTGCCATTAATCGTCTGCACTCCAATCATAACTTTCTTGAAATGTATTATCAAAGCCACCGCCTTGATTTCCACCGCCCCCATCTCCACCACCAACATTCGCTAGTGCTATTTGTAAATCTTTAATTTTTTGTCGGGATGCATCTGTTTGAGCTGCTTTTCTATTTTGTATATTTGAAATTCTATTTTGAATAGCGCCTACTGGTCCTCTACCAAAAGCGGATACGGGATTGTATCCTTGCATAATACCACGTTGTCCATAAATAGATGCAACAGATTGTCGTTGTGATGGTGTCATAGCGTTCATTGCAGCCTGTGAAGTTCCATACGGAGACGGGCCCAATCTTGTTCCTATTGCATCTCTAAAATCAGTTAGTCTATTTCTTCCACTGTTAAAAGCATTAAGTAAAATACCACTTAATGATTTGTCCCCAACAAAAGGAACATGATCTAATAAACTTGCATACCACGGATTTTCTTCGTCCTCTTCTATGTTTATGTCGTATAATTCTCCTTCTGTGTAATCACGATAATCTGGGTTAGGAATAAGAGTTCTTGCTCCTTCAACAGGAGTTATCCCTTTCCAATTAACTTCTGGGTAATTAAGAGTTCCTTGATTTTGCATTTCCATTATTCCGTTATTAGGATAATAACCTAGTTGTTCGCCCAAAGGAATTGCATCGTTCATTGTTATAGGCATTTCCATTGAAGTAGGTCTACTTCCAATAGATTGAATTGGACCCATAGTATTATACTCATTAGAAAAATGACCATATTGAGATGGTGTTAAATCTGAAAGATTAAAACCCATACTACCTAAATAATTTTCAAAAGGCGTTGCCATTATCTTCTTCCTCCTGGTTGGACGTCTAGTCTGAATGTACCAAGTTTCCAGTCTTGATTCAAGCCTTCGTTTTCTACCTTAAGAGCAACTGATCTTGCTCGAGCTCTAGTATCAACTTTATTGGTGCTTGATGTAATGGTAAAAGGACCTAACGTTGAACTTACTTGAGAAGCATTAGGATAATCTCTAAGGTTTAATGTAACTTTAGTATTACCCGTTTGAGATAAAAAGTCAGGTATAAATCTTCTAATAGACATAAACACTTCACCATCTCCTCTAAAGGTTACACCCTCTTTTTCAGTTTGTGTAATATCAAAATCTCCTGACTCAATGTTTGAAGTTATAGCTGTAGCCGTTCCACCTGCCACTTCATTAACCCCTGTTTCATGTTCAAAGTATGTTGTAATTCCATCCGTGTTACCGCCAACAAAAGTTGATTCAGTTGAAGCTTGTGTTCCAGAGTCATTATATTTAGTTGCATGAGGTCTACCAAATACAGCGGAGTCTTGCCACGTAGTTCTAGCTAAACTTCCTGTTGTCCATATTCCTCTTTGAGGAGAAGAATCAATATAGTTATAACAAACCATTCTATTAACAACGTTAGAATTTTCTGTACAATAAAACCAAACTACTTCTCCAAATAGATTATTTAAACCTGCAGTAATTAATTGATTAGATGTAGTGTTAAGATCATCATAAACATAGTCTTCAACTAGACAGTCCATCGATTCTAGTTTACCAGTATATCTAAAGAAACCATTGTCAGACATCCAATAACCAGCGCCATCAACTTCTAAACATGCATTTTTTCCAATTAATCCACAGTTGGTTCCAGCTTGATCAAAAGCAAAAGTGAAATCTCCACCTACATAACGCATAGTAAATAGTGCAGTATCGGTCCAAACGTAAATTGCATCTCTACCTCTTTTAGCTCCTCTAATTTCAGATCCATCAGCTAGTTTTTTGTCCCCTGCGGTATTATCAATTTTGGGAGTATATACCTCAATATCTTCCCGGTTTGACCAACGAATAAACATATTATCTTGAGTACTAGATGTACCAATCGTTGTTTCTGTTCCAAAGAATACTAAGTGTCGATCCGGTGTAGATACTAATACATCTCTAGAAGCCGTAGGAGCTCCCGTTATAACCGTTGCTCTTGTTGTTGTAGCATTAGCGTCATCCGCATCCCATTCAAAACATTTACTATCTGTGATCAAAGCTATAAGTTTAGTTCCATAGTTATCCAAGGTCCATGTTCCGGGTTTAATAACGTAGTCTCCAGAAGCCGGGTTTCCCCATCCAACATAATCAGATGAGTTGGTGACTGTGTCACCGTCTGAGTGCGAAGCTGCAGTTGTATTTCTAACTCCTCGCGTAACACCTGTTAAAGTATTACTACTAATTCCTGTATAAGAGATTTCTTCTGTTCCAATTTGAATATAGGAAGTTCCTGAATCTGGGAACAAAGAAGCGTCTGTTAATACAATGGTAGTTGTAGAAGCATCAATGGCTCCATTTAAAGTTGTTGTATATTCACCAGCCACAGTACCACCCCATTGACCAATGCTCCATCCGTCTCCACCTAATTGTTTAGCGGGTCCAACGTGGTAATATTGAAAATAAGTTATACTTCCAGAAGTCGCGGCTCCTGAACCAGTTTCATTACTTGGCATTGTTATGGTAATAGTTGAACCAGTAGGAACTGTTGTAACCATAAATTTTTTGTCACAAAAATCTGAAGCTCCAAAGTTAGAACCTGTAATAGAACCAAATGTTGAAGTTCCACCAAAGAGAATAATATCTCCTTTTGAAAAACCATGGTCTGATCCAAATGAAATAGTTACAGCTGCTTCTCCGTTTGTTGTACTGAAAGCACTTGTAATAGCTGTGCCTGATGGATTAACTAAAGGGTGAATGTCATAGAACACACCTCCAGAATATATATATAAAATTCTATTCGTTCCGATAGCGGAGTACTTAACTTGATTACTATTTACAAAATGGTGAAGAGCTCTAGCTGATCCTGTTAGATATTCTTCTCCTAACTGAGCCCAGCCGCCTATTTTTTCTGGTGTTGAATACCTGAATCGTACGTTATCTCCCCCAATCCACTGCCCTTCAGCAGTTGTAGGAGTAACTTGTTTATTAAATCCCGGCAAAAAGCCTATCTTTTGAAGCATACAAAAATCCTTGTTTTGAAAATATACTATATTTGCGGCGAGTTCAACCTAGTTCGCTGTCTTAGGTATGCCGAGTATAGGTCTTTTATCATACAAATTGGTCTTTGCAAACCTTCCATCTGCATGGTTATAGTGTAGAAATACTTGACCACAGAGTTTGCCTTCAAAAGGTTCTCTCCAATGCTCTAGTTCACAACCAGAATAAATGATCATATCTCCTGGTTTTAAAACAATTTTAACACCCTTAGGAGCATCAGGTTTCATAATACCTTTATACTCATCTATGACATTATTAGACCCTGTAGGGTCTATAAATATAGGCCATTCATCTCCACCTAAATTAAGGGTAGTTGATATCTCACAGCTGGGTCTATCCTTATGCCTGTTTAAAATATTACCTGTTCTGTATAATCTTGTATAAGAATAAGTAGGCACTAATTTAAGTTCTGTTTTCTTTTGCATAATATCAATGGTTTTAATTAATAAAGTTTCCATAAAACGATCGGCATATTTAGCGTAAGAGTTTGGAACTTGTCTGTCTTTAAAGTTTCCTATTAAAGGATTCTTTTCATGGGTAGCACCGTTTTGTAACATCCAGTGATCTGCCTCTGCTGATATTTGTAAATACCGATACCCAATCTCAGCTACTTCTTTAGAGATAGCGCCCCTAATAACTTGGTATTTATTCTTTTTAAATGTATTCATTTTCTACCTCAGGATAATGAGGAGGCATAATTTGATCAATACGACCTTCCTTATCTCTTCTTATTTGTAGTTGATCTTTTAATTTAAATAAAGATCTAATCTCATCATCTGTTTTTAATTCTCTTCCTTCTAAAGTAAATGTCTCTGGAGTCCAAATATTAACAATGATAGGAATTTCTTTAATTCCTAATGCTTTTGCAACAGCCATTCTATTATTGCCTACCAGTACTTTAATCTTAGGGCCGTAGTCATGACCATACTCAGCATAGACAGGCTCTATAATACCGTGTTTTTTAATAGAAG